TTTGATATCCATTCAATATAGTCACTAATTCTAGTGCTACAACCAACGTCACCAGAATCAGAATCGCTTTTACCGTCTGTAGCGTATACATAAGAATGAATGCCTGCAAGTTTTTTATCTATAAACAAACCGCCACCACTATCTCCCGGACATATAAGAAATTCTAATGTTGTTTTTGGTTCTGTATGTACTGAATATTTTAAAACGTTTTTATTTACAGCATCTATTATATTAGAACCTGCTCTCCTATCATTATCATATGTTTTAGAGTTATATCCACTATTAAAGTCTCCATGAAATCCATATCCAGCAAGACCGCAAACTTTACCGACTTCATCCTTATCTGTATATAGCTTAGGATAAAAATCTAGTTCTATAGGTCTTTGTAATTTAGCTATTGCAATATCATGTTGCCCCATTACCTTGCTGTCATAATCTCCATGTATAGCCACTATAGAACATGGATATGCTTTCCCTTTATATAAAACATGTTGAGTTATTGTCCCCTCAACAACATGGGCAGCGGTTAGTATGTGTAGACTATCAATAACTACACAAGTTGCTTTAAATTGGGTATTAAGTTTGTCTCCCAATATGCCACAAATAGGTAGAACGCATTGATATTTTGCGCCATATTCTACATATTTACTATCTGGCACAGAAGGATCAATCGTCCCAGAAAGAACAGTTGGACAAAAGGCAACCAATAAAGACAAAAAGCAGAGGGTTTTTCTCATCACTGCCCCCTTCCTATAAAGTTTAATTAGGGTCTATTTTTTACTTTATAGTTATACACCTTAGCGTCTTCAATTACATCAACATTCCAGCTATGGTAACTCATTAAATGACCTATAGCAAAATGACAGTGTTTATCGCATAAAGTTATTAAATTATCTAGATCAAGTTCCTTTGAGGGGTCTAGATGTACCGGGACTATGTGGTGTACTTCCGGTTTTTTACAAGAGCCACAAGCCTGACAACACGGTTGTTTTTCTATATGCTGTTTTCTTATCTTAGGCCATTGAGATGACCTTTTTGCATATCTTACTTCTTTTTTAAACAATGAAAGGATATTAAACATGTTCTTCGTATTTCTTATCTGTCGTGTACCATATAGCAAGAGTTAGTCTATTGCCCCCAGCAACTTCATTGACTTTGTGTTCACACCTATGGTCACTAGTAAAGAAAACTATAGAACCCTTTTTAGGCACAGAAGTATAATGACTATCTCCTTGCCTAATCAAAGTTTCTCCTCCTGTATAGCCATCGTTAAGATAGCATACACAGCTAAATTTTCTTGGTGCAAAATGATTGTCTTCTGGATTTTCAAAAGTGCCATACCCATCGTCCTTATGCCAATCCATTTTCCTTCCTGTTCTCCATAAAACCAAATCTGAGAAATGAGGATAAGTTATTTGTGAATAAGTCTGTGAAATTATTTCATTAATTTTATATTTGCATTCTTTAATGCTCTCTTTGATAGAGCCTTGTGTTTGCACGTAACCAGTAGTATCACCTTCGTCCCAAGGCATTTTTTCATTATTTGTTTCTTTTGTTTGTGGTTTTTCTGTTAACATGTAATCATAAATCATATCGCATATCTCAGGACTGATAACATTATCATATCTATGAACAAGATCATATCCTGTTTCAATTTTATTCATATTTATTCCTTTACTGTTGTTTTAACTGTGGTCAGATGTTTTGATTCTGTTTTTTCTTGATAGTTTAAACCCTTTTGATAGTCTTTCTGCCAATCGTTATGCGACCTGTTAGGGTCTTTATTGAATTGTGCTCTCGATACGTTCCATCTGTCATAACCATCTTTTAATTCAGGATAGTTGTTCAGATTGTTATGATGCATAGTGGAGTTGTTTATATCACTTATATTAATACATGTCATAAAAATTAAAGGTTCTCCTTTTTTAAAAGAAACCACTTTATTTTTTTCTATTATTCTAATATTGTAAGTGAATGTAGAGTGTAGCCAATAAGTCTCGACTATTCCCTCTAAAAAGCTAATATTTTCTTTATAGTGATTAGGATACCCTCTCGCCCAAATACACCAAGGCTCAGGCGTTTTTAAAATAAAGGGTAAAGAAAAAGTTATAACCCCACGACCAAAGTGAGACATTATATAGTTTTTATATTTTGGATCTCCTTTAATTGTAACTGTTGCAGAGCCTACTGGGTCGTTGTCAGTAGTATACACAGCATCGAAATCTACAGGACATTTAATTACCCATCCACATTCATTAGCTATTTTAAGGGGTAAACATCTATAAGCAAAGGCATGGGGATAAGCATCCATCCAATCTCTTTTATATGTGGCTTTTTCTAATGGAAAAAAATCCTTAGTATCATCATATAAATTTAAAACTTGTATGTCCATATCTTTTCCTTGTTATATTTTATAAAATTCTTTGCTTTTTTTTACTAGTTCAAAGAAATATTTTTCTACTTCTGTTCTAGAATTATGTATTTTCAAAACTATATCATCCGTTTTTTCTTTCATCGGAGACTTATTGCTATCATAATACATCCCCTTAGTAAACTGTGGAGAACCATGAAACGGATATGCAAAGCCATAATGAACTATGCCATGTTGTAATAAAGAAGAATAAGATACTTCTTTATTGTTAAGTGCTTCAAAGGGTACGTTGTTAGAAGCAAGAGACAATGCGTATGTTACCATATCCGGTATCCAAGTATTAGTCCACCCTTGTATTTTACATAATGTTTTACAAGCTATGCTCCAATTATTTAAATCGTTTATAAATTTTTCTGTAATTAAATGAGTTGGCATAAATAAATGATGAGTGCCTCCCTCTATTAATAAGTCAATACAATATTGAGGAATATTCAATGCTTTAAATAAAATTTTTAAATCTATGCCTTGATACTGTTGTGACCATACATCTTTTTCAATTACTCCATATTCTTCTTTAAACATATTAGACATTCTTATAAATTGAGCATAGCCCAAAACAGTACGGCCAAAATAGCTTGAATAATCTACCTCATCATAAAAGAAAGAGTCAGCATCAAATAAAAATAAATTTTCAAACTTTTCATGCAGACCCGCTTTGTAAAATTCTCCTATAGAACTAGATTTATTTAGCACTGTATATGTGTCTTTATGAACATAATGCCTATCATATATTCTCCAAATATTCTCTTTTGAATAGTCATTTCCATAAATGATATTTACTGACGGAGGTATATGCTGGACAAGTTCATGTTGAATCATGGCGTTGTTATTATATATAACACAACATATATTTTCAGGCTTAATGTTGGCACTATAAATCATATTGAATAGTGCTATTTGGCCTTCCCATATTGTGGGATAGAAATCTGCGTTAATGCTAAAAATATAGCATAACTTATTTTTTGTCATTATAATACAGCCTATTGAACAGTTTGTCTGTATTACATTATAAAAAAAAATAGATTATAGTCAAGGGTCTTGGAAGACCCCTGACTACTGCTTTTTATTACAGCACTTCTGCCGCTATTAAACAACCTTTAGCAACAGCGTGTAAAGGGTCGTCAGCATGAACAACCTCTTTAATAGGTAGAGGGAACTCGTTCTTCTCTAACATTTTTGCAAATGTATCGACATATCCTTCAGCCCTAGAAGTGCCTCCTGCAATTACTACTTTAAGTGGTTCTTTAAATTTTGGTAAAGACTTATGTTTACTTAATGCTACACTTAAATATTTAGTAGTATAATCTATTAGTCTTTCATAATAAGAACATACCGCTTCCAATACAGGATTGTCTTCTACAGGCTCACCTATAGTGTATTCTCCCTGTTCTTTTTCTGCCTGAACTACACTATCAGGCTCTCCTGTAGCAACAGCACTCATTCTGTCTATCCAATCACCAGACTTAGTAGTGCTGAACATTACGGTTGGCTCACCATTAAGCATGACGCACACATTTGTCATACCAGCCCCGCAACTAACTCCAATACCAGTATAGTCACTGTCTTCTAAACCAGCGTAACACAGAGCCTCTGCTTCGTTAATAGGACGAGCATTGTATCCACATTCTGCTAAAATAGTTTTAACAACATCTTCATGGTAGCCAACATCAAAATCTTCATCTTCTTGATCGACAGGTTGTGCCGGTCTACAGAATACTAATTTTTCTCCCGGCTCTGAAGCCTCTCCGACTACTTCTTTTAATATAAACGCCAAAATCTTTTTGGCATCTTTTTCTTTTGCAGAAACCACGCCTCTATACATAGGTCTTTTTGCTGTGTCGTTTCTTTCTATTGCTTTTTCTATAGCATCTTTACCCAGCAGTATAAAGGAATTGCTTTCTTCATCTTTGATAAAGACTTTGCCTTTCAGCCCTTTCTCTATCATTTTTGTGGCTATGGGAGTGGTTGGTTTAATAACATAAAAGGCATCTCTAAAATCTTTAAATATTATATCACTTCCATCTTGACTAGCGGAAATAATAAAACTTGTGCCTACATCTAAACCTATCATATTTTACCTCTTTAAATTTTTAAGTTTATTAACTGATGAGATAGTGTCATTTTTACTTTTTTTAATGTCACCTAAAGTGTCATATTTTTTCTCTAATCCATCAGTATTAATTTTGCCAACGTATTTGGTGTCGTCTATCTCTATATTGGTTTTATTTAGCTGTTGTTTTTTAGACTTAATAGATATCATATCATTTATTGCTAAGGAAGAAGAAGAACTCAACATTTTACCTAAAATAAAACCGAGAGAAAATACAACAACATTACTGAATATAAGCATATAGAACGATTCTGATGTCATCACATAAGTCTCCTTATTAAATCTATACACCAAAATACTAAGGCGTTTTGCCTATAACTCTACCCTTCTGGGTTCTAATAACAAAACCCTCTCTTACTAGATAAGGCTCAATACTATTTTCTATAGTGTCTATTGCTATTCCCGTCATACCAGATAGGCTTTTAATACCTAAAGGATTTCCTCTATTTTTCATAAGGATGTCCAGATACTTCCTATCATTCTCATCCATACCGTGCCGATCAATACCTTGAGTATTAAATATTTCGTCTACATTTTTTGCTTCTGGATAAAAGTTGGTATAGTTCTTGTACCATTCTAATCTAGCATTTAATATTCTAGGAGTGCCTTTACTTCTTTCTGCTATGCCAGATAAATGATCTGATGATATTTTTAATGATAGGGCTTCTGCGTTCAATCCTGCTAGTTTAGCTAATTCATTTACGGTATAAAACTGTAGATGTTCTTTGATTGTAAATCTATCATAAAATGGCTGACTTAAACTTCCCCCACTTGTTGTAGCGCCAATTAGCGTAAAAGCAGGAATATCAATCTCTTCTGGCTCAGAACCTAAAACTACAGAAGCCTTAAAGTCTTCCATTACAGGATACATAAACTCTTCAACTATCATAGGGAGTCTATGTATTTCATCAATAAATAAAACAGTATTAGGCTGAATATTCAGCAAGTATCTTGTCATGTTCTTGACGCTGCGGATACTAGCACCATTCGCAACCACAAGATCATTTCCTAGATCATTGGCTATAGCACTAGCCAGAGTCGTCTTTCCTAGCCCCGGTGGGCCATCTATTAAAACATGAGGCATAACACCGCCTCCGTTTTTACAGCCGTATGTAAAAATCTTTAATCTGCTAACAACGTCTTTCTGTCCAATAACATCATCAAAAGTTTTAGGTCTGCAAGTAGCCATTATCGTACTCCAATTTAAGTTTCCAAGTGATCAATTCTATTCTTCTATATCTTCTTCTTCGTCTTCTTTCTTTACCCAAAATACAAAATCGTTCTTATCATTATCAAAGGCCATGTCCAAATGACCTTTTGATACTAGACTCGCAACTATATTACTAACCATTCTTTGATTGTATTCAAGTAGAATAATATTATAGTCGGACTCTTTCAAAAAATACATAACCTGTTTTGTTTTCTTGTGTCTCTTCTTTTTTATATATGTTTTTGCAATCGTTTTACATTCTTGAAAAGGTAAAAGTTCATCCATTTCGTCTAATTCTTCCGTAGGTAGTTTTTTTACAGCTTCAATAAACTCGTCATCATCCATTTCTTTAGTAGAATCTCCAAAATTGTGATAAATTAATCTCCTACTAAAGTTTATCAATTTGTCAACATTAGAAATTCTTAGATATGCAGATTCTTCTTCCATAATATCACCTTTAGTTTAAGTTATCAAACATTCCTTTATAATACAGAGGTTGTTTTAAAAAATAAGCAGCATGAGAAGCTATATGATTTTTATAAGCAGTATCCAATTTATCGTTTATAAAATATTTAGCTTTCCAAATAGGTTCTTGGAAATGATTGCTCCCAAGATACATGAAGTATTTATCCTTCGATGTATCTTGGGAAGCAGAATCACTCACAGGAAACTTTTGACTGTCTATAATCCACTGATTTTCTTTTTCTTCTACAATATCATTCAGAGCATCTTTAAGCCACTGTTCCCAAACAGTCCAGTCGAATTTAAACTCATGTTTATGCCATTCGCCGCCATCAGGATAGTACTTGTATTCGTCGTCGTCATATTCGTCATGCTCTGGATCATACATATTTCACCTATTAAAATTCTTCATCTTCGTCGTCTTCAAATTGATCCCAATAATCCTCATCATACTCATCATATACTGTTGAGTGTTCGTCCTCATCAACATAAGAGTCTGCCTCAAACTCAGCCTTATAAAGAGGCTTTGGCAATTCTCCCTGATAAAGACCGACTACTTCATATTT